ATTTCCGCTGGAGTTAAATTTATACTTGAAAAAGTAGATTGGGGGGACAGCAAGTCCACCAACACCGGCTATCAGTCAGCAGCCACCAACACCGGCTATCAGTCAGCAGCCACCAACACCGGCTATCAGTCAGCAGCCACCAACACCGGCGATCAGTCAGCAGCCACCAACACCGGCGATCAGTCAGCAGCCACCAACACCGGCTATCAGTCAGCAGCCACCAACACCGGCGATCAGTCAGCAGCCACCAACACCGGCGATCGGTCAGCAGCCAGCGTAGAAGGTAAAAACAGTATAGCTATCGTAACAGGATACGATAGTAAAGCCAAAGGAGCTATGGACTGTTGGATTGTATTAACAGAAAAAGGTGATTGGGACGGAAATACTTATCCTATTATAGATGTACAGGCGTTTAAAGTCGACGGAATATCAATTAAAGCCAATACATTTTATAAATTAAAAAACAGTAAACCAGTAGAATCAGAATAGCTTATGAAACAACATCAACTCCCTGACTACCTGATAAAATCATTTCTTCGACATGTATCAAGAATTGTAGATCATGTAGAAGACAAATGCTGTAGCCGGGTGGCTGATGCAGTCCGGTTAACTAAGAAGGACTTGAAGAAAATCGAATCGCTTATTTCCAAATAAGTAAAATATGGAACTATGAGAGTAATACACGTTCATTTGATCTTTAAAAAACAAGATCATTTCTTTGGTAGTATTTCTGCCATATTTGATTATTTGAGTGAAGATGATATTGGAATGGCAAAATCCACTCTTATTCATTCTTTAGGCTCCGATACATTGTGTACGGGGAGAGCTATAATAAAGAGAAGGGAGATATTAAGGTGTAAGCATAAGTAGAGTTTCATAAGGATAAATAATTTGTCAACCTGCTTGCTCGGTCTGTGAAGATATGGCTTGCTTACATGGCGGTGTGTTGCATAATGTGGAAATGGCAGCCACACCCGTAAGGGTTGCACTTTAGATGCCGGTTTGAGTCCGGTCGCTGCAACAAATAAATTATTCTAAATATGCCGTATTACATAAAAAGAAAAAAGGCAAAGAAGAAAGACAAGCCTTTGCCACTGTTTGACAAAGCTGGTATAACAGTAAAGAAGAAGCCGGATTTGAAGGCAAAACTTGATAAAGAGTTTTCCCTTTTCATCCGGCTTCGTGATTGTATGCCTAATGGGGTTTTTCGATGTATCAGTTGCGGGCAAATAAAGCCCTTTGAACAAGCTGATTGTGGCCACTATTTCAGTCGTACACATTTGGCGACCCGTTTTGATGAAAACAATTGTCATGCCGAATGCCGACACTGCAATAGATTCAAAGCCGACCATTTAGAAGGGTATCGGGTGAATCTGATTGATAAAATCGGACAACAGAAATTCGCTTTACTAAAAGTGAAAGCTGCTGGTACTACTAAAATGACTGATTTTGAGTACGAACAATTAATCAAGTATTACAAAACACTGAACAAGAAGTTACGAAAGGAGAAAGGTGTATGAGTTATATTTTGCGTGATTATCAACAACAAGCTTCTGATTCAGCCGTTACCTTCTTCAACAACAAGACGAAGAAAACAAACGCCATCATGGTGTTACCCACCGGTAGTGGAAAGAGCCTTATCATAGCTGACATAGCTTCAAGACTTGACGGTCATACATTGGTATTCCAGCCGAGCAAGGAAATTCTTGAACAGAACTTCAAGAAACTTTGTTCTTACGGGATTCTCGATTGTAGCATTTATTCCGCCTCCTTCAATTCAAAAGAGATAAGCCGGATAACATTCGCAACCATCGGTAGCGTGAAAAGCCATCCGGAACTTTTTGCCCACTTCAAGAATATTATCGTGGACGAGTGTCACCTTGTGAATCCGATAGAGGGAATGTACAAGGATTTCTTCGATGCTGTGAAGTGCAAGGTTCTTGGATTAACGGCAACGCCATATCGTTTGAGTTCCAGCCGTGACTTCGGCTCTATGCTAAAATTCATAACCCGGACAAAGCCCCATGTGTTTTCAGAGGTCATTTATCATGTACAGGTATCGACCTTGCTTGATATGGGCTATCTCTCAAAGGTGAACTACTATCCGATGAATCCTACCGGATGGAACGAACTCAATTTGAAGATAAACACTACCGGAGCCGACTATACCGATAAGTCAGTCCAAAAGGAATATGAACGGATAGACTTTTATAGTTACATCGTTCATATCGTCCAAAGGCTGATGAATCCGAAAGCAGGAGGCAAGAGGAAGGGTATTTTGGTATTTACCCGGTTTTTGAAAGAAGCGGAACGATTGACGATGTCCATACCCGGATGTGTCATTGTTTCCGGTAATACTCCAAAGAAGGAACGTGAAAGAATACTCGAAATGTTCAAGGTCGGGGAAATACCTGTAGTAGCCAATGTTGGTGTACTTACTACCGGCTTTGATTACCCAGAACTTGACACAGTTGTTATGGCCAGACCTACCATGTCACTTGCGATGTATTACCAGATTGTAGGTCGTTGCATCCGTCCTCATAAAGATAAGGAAGCCGCATGGTTTGTGGATTTATGCGGTAACATCAACCGTTTCGGTGAAGTTTCCGATTTGCATTTGAAAGACACGGGTAACGGAAAGTGGGCTGTGTTTTCAAGAGGAAGACAATTGACAAACGTAAGATTCTAAAGATATGGTAAAGAAGAACGAACGACAGGCCATCCGTCCGGATACCTGCTCAAAATGTAAGAGAGGGAAGCCGGTCAAGGTATCAATGGGGAATCCCAAAGTGGTTCTATGTAGTTTTTTCAACAGGCGTTTCGTTGCCGACAGCAAACGAAACTGTGATTATGCGATTTGATTATGAAAGAGCTAACGAGTTATTTCCCCCACGACAGCAACGCTAGGAACTCAGACAAGCTGATACGCTTACGAATGAGGCATAAGGCATCCGGATATGGAGTGTTCTTCATGATTTTAGAACGTCTTAGAGAGGAGCCAGAATACATGAGTGTCAAAGATTATAACATGATAGCTTTTGACCTTCGTGAAGATGCTTCCTTAATTAAATCCGTGATTGAAGATTTTGGGTTATTTGTCTTTACCGAGGATGGTAAGTACTTCTACTCCGAAAGCTTCAAGAAAAGAATGGGATACAAAGACGATAAATCGAAGAAACGATCCGAGGCTGGAAAGAAAGGTGTCGCTAAGAGATGGGGGAAAAAAGAGTCAGAAATAGCAAATGCTACGGAATTTATAGCAAATGCTACGGAAAACGATAGCAATGCTATAGCAAAAGTCGAAAAAACAATAGCAAGTAAAGGAAAGAAAAGAAAAGAAAATAATATAGGAGATTCTAACGAATCTCTTGTATGTGGGACTTCGCAGCCCCACGCTGAGCATATCGACTACTCCGAACTTGTAAAATTCTTCAATGAAGAGACTAAAGGCGTATTTGGTACGGTTAGAACTCCGCTTTCAGCCACCCGTAAGGGCATGATAAACGCCCGGATAAGGGCCTACGACAAAAAAACGTTTGCCGACATGATCCGCAGGGCATATCTAAGCGACTTCCTCAAAGGGCAGAATAAAAAAGGTTGGCGAGCCTCCTTCGACTGGCTTATAAAGCCGACTAATTTTGAAAAAGTAATATCTGGAAATTATGACAACAAGAATATCGGACACGATCCGGCAATTCCAAACGGGGCAAAATCACGAGAAGAGCAAACAGATCGTGAAATCCTCGAATATGCCGCAAGGGCTTTCGGAAAGGACACGTTCAGTAGTAAGTAGATACGGAGACTGTGAAAGTTTCGCTAAAAAGTTCAACCCTTCATTACAGGTTGTATGTGCCCAAAATATGGAACGTTCGTTTAAGGGTGATGCCCCTTCATTGGCTTTGCTCGGAGAGACCTACCCAGATGAACAGGTGAATACTTGGATTATAGCTCAACTGATGGACTTGTACAAGTTTGCCGGTGTAAAAGAGAAACCCACATTTCGACAGGTTTTGGAGCTTTCCGTAATGATAAGAGTGGAATATTATTACTTGAAGGCTTCAGAATTGTTGCTTTTTTTCTTCAAACTAAAATCTGGTGAATACGGTACCTTTTACGGTGTTGTAGATCCGATGGTAATCATGTCTGCCTTAATTGAGTTCAAATCGTACAGAAAAAGACAACTGGAGAAATACGAACGGGAAGAGCAGGAAAGACAACGAGAAGAGAGATATGAAAAGAGAGATAAGAACTCTGTTCCGTTTCCGGATCATTTAGAGTTTCTGAAAAAGATTATGGAATCAGAATAATCAAACTAAAAAATGAGAACAGTAGAAAAATTGAGAAAAACACCTATTGGTACGATCGTAAGTGCTGCAAGCCATAGACTGATAGTAAAACGTTTCCGCGCTATCGTAAAGGGGAAAATGATAATTTGCCGCGGATGCGTTTTTCGTAGTAAGGATGGAGCGAATAGTTGTGAGCATATGACGGCTTGTTTTGCCAAGTACAGACCGGATAGTGAGAGTGTGGTGTTTGAGGAGGTGGTAGGATGAAAGTAAAAAAAATGAGACCTGTGTATATCATTGAGCGTGATATACAAGAAACAATGGATAAATCAAGGAAAGCCATGCGTTCCGGTAGATACATGGATGCAACCTTGCTTGCTAAACAAATAGATGATCTGAAAGAAGAGTTATCATGTGCAATGGAGCATATCAAGTTTGAAGAGGATAATAGCAACATGGACAAATCTCTTAGAACATGGTTTGGGAAGATTTTGTCTCTATCTCTCAATGAAGCCGACATGTCTATTTATCATATCGACATGTTCTTCGCGTATATGCAAGACAGAGGGTATGTTCCCGTTCCTGAATGGGAGCGCAAGAGACGTGAATTAAAAAGGGCTGTATCCGAGTATAGGGATTTTGTCAAACACTTTTTCAAAGATGAAAATAACCTCATAAACAACGAAATTGACTTCATGCACCTGCTTGATGTTGTCCGGGATAAAATATTCACCGATCGAGAAAAGGTGTATTATGACAAGTATGAGATTAAGGCAGCAGAAAAACCAAATAAAATTTAATAATAGACATGAATGAAATAGAACTATTCAATGATAATTTCCAGAATTTTAAAGTATATGGAATACCAAAAGCGCAGTTGATCATTGCCGACCCACCGTATAATCTTGGTGAAAATGCCTACGCCAGCAATCCGGCATGGTACAAAGATGGAGACAATAAAAATGGGGAAAGCTAAAATCATTGTTTGTATGAAAAATTGGGAAATAGAAGAAATAAAGCGCCTCGAAAAAGAACGAGACCGGAACTTGGCAATACACTGCAACTATGTGGCTGCTAAGTATCAAAGGATGATTGACAAAATTAAGAAAGAAGATGAAAATTATCTGAATCGTAACTACTAAAAATAAGTAAAATATGACAGTAGATAAATTCATATCTATTTGCAAAAAAGAAGGTATAGTTTGGAATAGCCTTATCCGTATAAGGATTCTCAGACCAAAGAAATTTTTTGGATTCTTCCGAAAATTGACCGGCATAACTATCGAAGGTGCATTTAATTCTTGCTCTACCTGTGTTGAAATAATGGCGGCAGATGACAATGGGAAATCCATAATGCACTATATTGATTGTGAAGATATTATTGCAGTAAAATTAATTAACAACTAAAAAGAACTGAATCAAATGGGAAAAGTTCATGCCTCCTTATTTTCCGGCTTTGGGGCCGCCGATCTCGCTGCTACCTGGATGGGTTGGGATAATGCTTTCTGGTGTGAGATAGACGACTTTCCCCGGAAAGTATTAAGCTACTGGTTCCCTAAATCGAAAGGATATGGAAACATTAAAGAAACAGATTTTAAACCGTGGCGGGGAAAGATCGATGTTCTCACCGGTGGCTTCCCCTGCCAGCCGTTCAGCGTGGCCGGACAGCGAAAAGGACAGGAAGATGACCGTTATCTCTGGCCGGAAATGCTTCGCGCAATACGAGATATACGACCCACTTGGATTATTGGTGAAAACGTTGGTGGAATCATCAGCATGGTACAACCCGGCAGTGAAGTTACAGTGGAAAGTCAAGCCTCTTTATTTGAAAAGACTGACAAAGAAACGATACTCCAACAAGAATACGTCGTCGAAACCATCTGTCGAGATCTTGAGCAAGAAGGATATTCCATCCAGCCGGTTGTTATTCCGGCTTGTTCCGTTGGCGCACCGCACAGGAGAGATCGGGTTTGGTTTATTGCCTACTCCAAATGCACGGGAAGCGGACAAGTACAGCAAGAAATACAACCCGAACAGTCAAATGGGGATAGCTTTGACTGCATTGGCGATGAATGGAATGTTACCAACGCCCAAAGCGAACAGTTGGAAAACACCTTGCGAACATGGGAACGGTGCACCGGACTTACAGACCTACATAGCAAATGTAACTGGCGAAATTTCCCGACTCAATCCCCTGTTTGTCGAGGAAATGATGGGCTTCCCTTTGATGTGGTGCGCCTTACCATTTCTCTCACAGCCTGGCGTACCGGATCAATTAAAGGGTACGGAAACGCAATAGTACCACAGGTGGTATATGAGATTTTTAAAGCGATAGAAACAATTCAAGATTAAAAAATACTGAACATGAATGGAGAACAGATAATTCCCCCAATCACTGACTCGTTGGGGGCACATTGGAAACAGCCGCACAGACGGTATATTGAATTAGACGAAACGCATGCCCTGATGAGTGAACAAACATTTAAAGGGTTGAGGGAATACTCCTCTACTTTCCCGTCAGGCAAATACGAAGGTAAGATGTGGAAAGCCCAAAGAGGTGACAAATGGTTTTTAGCCTGGTATTGCCCGGATGAAAACCCGGCTTATATAGGTATTCAGTGGAGAGAAATATTAATTCTGAATTAAAAAATAAAAAAGAGATGAAGCAAACAGTTGAAGAAGCGGCAAATGAATATTGCCGTAAACATATAGCAGACTTAACAGGACTTGTTACTGCTGTTGAAAATGGATTTAAAGCAGGTGCTGAATGGCAGAAACAACAATCCTATACCGAGGATCAGATAAAGCAAGCTATCCTTGATTACTGCGACGAGAACGGGATGGATGATGAAGAGGCTAAAGAATGCGAGGATGACTTTATTAACAATTTCCTGATTAAAATATAAAAAATTATGAGCAGATCAAGAAAATACAGTTTACTACTCGGTTTAAAGGCAAAATACACTTGTTTTGGATTAAAAGGATGTAGTCACGGAATGTATAGTTATGGAGGTTTTAATTACTGGGTGTATGGGATCAAAGGATTGATTTCCTTTGAAATATATGAAGGATGGGGATTATATAGAAAATAATTAAAATTAAAAATAAATGTATTATGGTAGTCGAATTAAAAGAGGATGTATTTTATACGTTCGGCGACATGAGGGTTAAAGCCACTACGGATTATGACTTTAACCCTATCATCGAAATTAGGACAGATGAAGGAAATGTAATTGTAATGCCTTCGTATAACAATAAGGTCATTGTAAAATCAACAGTCGATAAATAACAACTAAAAAATAACTGAAGCAAATGGATATAAACAAAATATACAATGAAGATTGCTTAGAAGGAATGAAACGTATACCCGATAAAAGCATAGACTGCATTATATGTGATTTACCGTATGGTGTGACTAGCTATGAATGGGATAAAAAAATTGATTGTAAAAAATTAATACAACAATATAGAAGAATTTGTAAGCGTAATTGTAATGTTCTGCTTTTCTGTCAAATGAATTTTGGAAATTTA